TTAGGTTAGGTGCAATGTTAGCGTTATTGCCGCCAGCTAATAAAATAGGTGGCACGCCAATAGCTGTCATGATCTTTTCACCATGAGTCTTGATTGATAAGTCAAAATCCATGTCACGGAAATTAGTCTCGGCTAGCTGATGTGGCTTCAGGCCCGAATCTAAGATAACTGGACGCTTGCCACCATTTTTTACGTTGTACTTTTGTAGCCAGTAACTAATTGTTTTTTCTTTGGCGGTTTGCGATAGTGTGTTGTCGGTGGTTAATACTAGTCCAAATACAGCACCATTATCAAAGAAGTTTTCTTGAAACTGCTGCATTGAGTATAGTAAACGCACAGACTTGTCTGCGGCTTCTAGTCGACTCGATCCACGGTAAATTGAATCCGAGCTCAAGTCGCGGAAGTAGAAGACTTCAGACTCTTTGAAGTCGATATGGCCGTTGTAGCGGAAGCCGCTAATAAAGGTTTTTGTGTCAGTTAAGATTTCTACTTTGTCGGCTGGCAAGTGATACATAAATACACCATCAAAGTGTACAAACGCATTGCCTTCGATTACAAAGTCTGTGAATAGCGCTGTGCGAAAATCTTGTGCACTCTGATAAGGATTAGGTCTGAAGTTAAGTAGCGTGTTTAGCGACTTCTGACGAACGCCAGCGACTACGCTGTCATTTAGCTTGTCTTTTATATCATAGTCTAGACTCGAACAGGAATTTACTAGTAAACTTACTGATCTGTTGACTGCTTCCAGTTTCTTAAAACTTTGAAAGTAAGTAAGCTTGGCTTCTGTGCCTACTTGTGTACCTTCGCCTTCAGCAATTCGGGCTTGCGCTGGATTCAGCTTTGTGCGAATCCAGTCTTGTGATTTTGTTATCCAACTCATAGTTTTCCCTATATAAATCTTGAGAAAAGCGAGGTGTGTTTAGCAAAGTTTGGGGTAGTTTCACCGTGAACGTGTTTTTCGCGTCGTAATTCAATCCAACGCTGCTGTTTAGGTTCTGACCCTACTAGCGGAGCTTTGCCGTAAATGGCATGTAGCGCGACATGATGCGGATTACATAGGGTGTAAACTTTTTCATATAACTCTATATTATGCTCTGTAATAAACTCATCACGTACAGCTAAAATGCCATCGTCAGTTGAAATATCGTAACCTTTGCGATCAGCCCACGTTTCTAAGAGTATTGTAATTGAGTGCAAGTGATGCAGCTCTAAGTCCTTGGTGCTGTCGCAGATATAACATTCTGATTTCTTGTCGTATGCTGCTTTTGCACGATCGCGAACCCACTTTACAGGGATTCGTTTATTTGTGTTCTTGGCCATTTTTTATGTGGACCTTTTTATGATTAGTAGTATTATACCGGGTTAGCAGCAAAAAGTCAATACCTAGATTTTTGCTGCAGGTATGGTTCTGGACTTGACAATGCAGACTATGAATAGGTATAATATAATTTTTAAAGGAAATTATGGCTTCGGGAATCTACAGACTGACTTTTTCAAGCGGCAAATATTATATCGGTAAATCGCTGGACTTGGAAACCCGCTGGCGTCAGCATTTTAATAAATTTGCGCTAGGCAAAGCTGCCAGACCAATGCAACTAGAGTACGATCGTTGTGGGCTGCCACAAACCGAAGTAATCTTTAGTTGCCACCGCGACCATATCGATATTCTAGAGGAGCTGCTGATTGCTCAGTTTAAGGGTCCGGATATGCTTAATACTACTTATCCGGACTGTGAGCTAACTGATGAAGTTGCCATTTTAATTAACCAAAGTCATGAGCTACTTAAGCAAAGTACGTTTGAGCATATTAAACAGTTACACGATGCTGATAGCAAGATTACAGCAGCAGCAGATCGCGAGCAACAGGCACTAGATCAACTCCAAGACTTACGTGCTCGTGGGTATATCATCGACGAAGACTACTTAGAAGTCCTAGAGCTTGCCAATGAGTTTAAAGCACGGGCTAGTAAGCGTAAACAAGAACTAGAAAGACTAAGCGGCCTAGGCTGGTGGGACAGGCTCTTTAATTACAAGGTATATGTATAAAGCGCATAACGAATAGCATCGGCCATGTGAGAATACTTGTCGTGCTTTGGTCGCTCCCTAGCCAAGCCTTCTTTAGTATCCCAGCGGTACTGGTCAAATACAGCTAGACTGTGAGTACAGTGGGGTGCAACTTTTAACCTGCCTTGTGAAACTAGTGTTTGTACGTAGGCAATGCCAGGTAACACGTCTTTTTTGGCTTTGGTCGAGGCGATATCGTAGACATAGGCTAAGTCACTGGCAAACTGTGCTGCTGCCGAATCTATAAATACAGTTTCGATGCCCCAACGAGTTATCAGTTCTTGAAACGCAGCCGCGTGTTCGGCGGTGGTAGCCTCGGACTTTAAGTACTCGTCCACAATCCAAAACAAGTCCTCAGCCTGGTCATATACAATAACACAAAACGCAGTGTCGTCGCGGTAGCCAGGGTCGCAACCAGCAATGGCTTCGCCCAGTAAGTCCGGTGGCGGTTCCAAAATATCACTAGCAGCTAGCGAATAAATTTGACCTTCAAACACTGTGAATGAGGCAAGGTATTCTTGTTCAAATTCTGCTTTGCTCATCGATCGGCGTGCTTCAGCTACATCCGACTCTTGCATGCGAGTATTCTCCGAATAATCCGCTTGTAGTGAGACCCATTCTGGAAAGTTGGGGTCAAAGCCACGCTGCCAAAATTGACTAAACCAGTTATTGCGGCCACGTGGTGTCGATATAAAGATTGCTTTGCTATTCGGCTTGTCTAGAGTAGGACGTAGTGCAACATTAAACGCTGCTTCGCCACCTTCGCCTAGTGCAGCCTCGTCAAATATGATTAAGTCGTAGCTACGACCCACCGTGCTATCCACAGTCGATAACGAACCCATGCGGATAGTAGAGTTATTCGACAGCTCAATAATCTTGTCTTTTAAGTTATCGCGCGAAACTTCTAAATCAAAGTGCTTGATTAGTTTACGTTGTAGTTCAAACGATATCGACGATAAATTATAGTTAGGCGATATAATTAAGACGTTAGACCCGGGCACTAGGGTTACCAACTGTCCGACTACATTAGCAATATAGGTTTTGCCCAATCGACGAGCTAGCGCAGCGCACACGAACCGGTATTTAGGATCGTTGACTGCGTTGATTAGTGCGATTTGGGGTCGGTTAATGGTTTCGTAGATGCCTAGCAGCTTTAGGTAGTTTGAGATCGGCAGCTTGATAAACCGCTGGCTAGCGTCAAAGTCTACAATATACTCGGATTCTACGTCCGGGCGACTAATAGTTAACATTAATACCGTCCCGATGCTAAGACGATTTCACAGATGTGTTCTAGTCGCTCAATGTGTTCGTATGCACGCCAGGGACTAGTGTCGACCGCAACCACGCCATGCCCCGCAATACCAACAATGTCGTACAGCAAGTTGCCATTGTAGTCTAAGCCTAGGTTATAGTGGCAACTATCCGCTAATTCTTGTGATATAGGCGGCACTTGGCCCACGTTAGGTGCTACACGGGTATATCGGTTTAGTTCTGGAAAGTCCACACTAATGGTGCTTAGATCAATGCCAGCATGCATAGCTGCAATCGAGTACGTGGGATGCAGGTGCACTACTACTCTGACGTCTGTAGTAATAGTGTGTTGCAGGCCAAAGTGTAGTGGCAGCTCGCCGGATGGTTGCAAGCCCTGACTAATTGGGGTATACTCCGCAACTTTGGGTACGTGCAGCAACTTAGGCGGTTGACCATAGTACCCAGTTTCGATGCCAATCTTCTTAAACTGATCTGGCTGCAGAGTCTGCTTACGAACGCCCGACGGAGTAACATAAAAGTAGTCACGGTCGTTGTGTCGCAGCGAGACATTACCATCACGCGAGGTAATCCAACGCCGGTTGTAGGCGTCTAGTAGTACATCACATATTGTTTCTAACATTAGTTGTTGTCTCCGTTGATTAGCTTGTTGATTAAGCTAGAGTATTTGCTGCCGTCTAGCTCATTGATTTGTACATTTACTTGTTTGCTGGGTGCCGTACCGGCACGCAACTTTTCAAGCTGAATCTCGCGATCTAGTAGATCCATCGACATTTTATGCGATAGTGCTAGCAATTCCGTAATGTCTTTGGTTGATCCGGTTCCGGCTTCGTGCATGTCCTGAAACTTTTGTTTGATTAGTGCGTCCATGGCAGCACGCATTTCAAACTTGTTGTTGTAGCCGGTGTCCATGAATACATGGTCTATGTAAGCCTTGACCTCACGCCGAGCTAATATCTCGGTGACTAGGGTCGGTGGTAGATCTAGTTCGTTGGCGACCTTTTTGGCACATTGAAGTTGCAGATAGCAATTGGCCACTTCTAGTGCCTCGGGTGCGATTTGTATAGTGGCTGCAGGTAAATTTTCTTGCATGGTGTTGTCCTTTTGGGTCGATTATATCATGCAGGGCGGTTTGAACACAAGC